ACATCTGAAGGTGTAAATGTATCAGCTATACAAGTAGATACATTACATAAAATAACAAAAGCAATGCAACCATACTTTGCGTATGTATATGATTTTATTGAAGATATGAAAAAAGTATTCCCAACATTAAAAGATGATTGGGGTATTTACGTGCCTGAAGTAAAATATCTTTCTCCTGAGCCACTCGTCGATTATTCTAATCTAGCCCTTACCAAGTATCCTAACGTCCACTTTGTTGGTGATGCTCTTTCTGCTAGAGGTATAACGGTGAGTGGTGCACAAGGAACTTATGTAGCAGAAAACATATTAAAAAACTTGGATTAGCGAAATATCTTTCGTATATTTAGAGCATATTAAAATAAATCATTAAAATAAAAGTTATGGCAAAAAAATCAAATCAAGTGAAACTTTACGAAGAAAAAGTAATTAAGTATAAGGGTGCAAGACATTACTTAATAAAAATGGAAGGTGAAGAACACTTCAAACATCATAGATGGGATAATCCAGCAATTGTTCCCCTTAGCAAGGATTCTGAATTCCAAAAAGGATATTTTTTAAATGGAATTGAATTTGATCCTGAAGAATTTAAAGAAATTATGAAAGAACGTGAAGGTTTACCTTGGTATAAAACCATGAAAGGTAGAGCAGGAGAAAATAGAAACTAATATGAGAGATCACACACTACAAGCTATGCCTTATCAAGGTGAACGTCATGAAAAAGCATGGGGTCATGAACTATGGATTATTAATAATGAACTTTATTGTGGTAAATTATTAGTATTCAAAAAAGATAAATCATTTTCAATGCATTACCATCTGTTAAAAGATGAAGCATGGTATATTTCTAAAGGAAAGTTCCAATATACCTATATTGATACAGAAATAGCTGAACAAATAGATATAATAGTAAAAGAAGGTGATTGTATCCATTTACTACCAGGACAACCCCACCAAATGTTGGCCCTTGAAGAAGGAAGTTGTATATTTGAAGTATCCACTCAACATTTTGACAATGATAGTTATAGAGTAGGAAAAGGTTCATCACAATTAGAACCTAAAAAATTACCATTTTAAATAAATAAGTTATGAAAATAGGATTATGTGGTACAATGAGTGTAGGTAAAACAACCCTAGTTAATGCTCTAGAAAATATACCAGAATTTAAGGGTTATAAATTTACAACAGAACGCTCTAAGGAATTAATGGATCAAGGTATTCCATTAAATACTGATTCAACATTAAAAGGTCAATGTGTGTTTTTAGCTGAGAGAGCAGGTGAACTAATGTATGAGGATATTATTACAGATAGAACAATTATTGATGTTATGGCTTTTTCTAATTGTTCAACATCTATGGATGCTATTGATAAAGATGATTTTGAAACACTGGCATCTAGATTGATTAAAGAATATGATTATATTTTTTATGTTTCACCTGAAGGGGTTGAAATTGAAAATAATGGAATAAGAGAAACTGATGCTGAATATAGGAAATCAATTGATTTTTCAATAGCTAAACTACTAAATAGGTATAGACATAGAATAAAAAATCTATATACTATATCGGGTAGTACTGAAGAACGTATAAAATTAATTAAACAAGCAATTTCTTTGTGATATTTATAACAAAAATACACTATAATGAAAAAATCAACCTTAAGAGATTCTATTAAAGCAGAAATTATTGAAATTTTATCTGAAGAAACAGCAGAAGATATTCAAGACAAAACAAGTGCTCAAGCTGAGTTGAATAAAGAACTAGAAAAAACACAGGATTTGATGAAGGAAGATGAAGAAGAACCATCTTCTAAAGATTTAAAGGCTGGTAAAAAAGATTCTATATCTAAAATTTCTAATAAACTACAACAAACAACTAAAGAAATGAAGTCAGTAGTTAAAAAATGGAAAAATGCTGATGGTAGTGAAAAAGATAAGTTAACATCTCGTTTAAAAGAGTTAACTAAAATAAAGAAAGAACTTGAAGGCCTTCTTTAAAAATATCCAAACACTATTTATAGTAGTATTAGTTGTAGTTATTCTTTTTATGAGATCTTGTGATGGGGGTGGGGGAAGTGTTGAACCTAAAGTTATTACAAAGGTAGAAACTAAATGGGATACTATAACCATAACAAAAAATGTTTATATTCCTAAATGGAAAACTAAAATAGTTACTGAAGTTGATTCTATTTTAATAAACGTTCCAATTGATACATTAGAAGTATTAAAAGATTATTATGCTAAAAATGTTTTTGTAGATGAAATTAAATTAGATTCATTAGGTGTAGTAACTATAACCGATACAATTTATAAAAATACAGTATGGAGAAGAGCAGTTGAATCTAATATATTAATCCCAACAACAACAGTAACTAAAGAGATATATCTTAATAATAGAGAATTTTATTGGGGGTTAAATGTAGCTGGTAATAGAAACCAAATTAACTATTTAGGTGGAGGAATATTATTTAAATCAAAAAGAAAAAACATATATGGCTTGGGAATTGGAGTTAATGAAAACTTCGAACCAATTATTTCAGCTAGCTATTATATGAAATTAGGTAAAAAATAATGGGTCAGGATTTAAAACAAGTAATAAGACAAGAATATTTAAAATGTGCTAAAGATCCAGTCCATTTTATGAAAAAGTACTGTTTTATCCAACACCCCCAAAGAGGTAGAATACAATTTAATTTATACCCATTCCAAGAAAAAACCTTACATTTACTTAGAGATAATCCCTATTCAATTATATTAAAATCAAGACAATTAGGTATATCTACATTATCAGCAGGTTATTCTCTGTGGTTAATGTTATTCCATAAGGATAAAAATGTGTTATGTATCGCGACTAAACAAGAGACAGCGCGTAACATGGTTACTAAGGTAAAATTCATGTATGACAATTTACCATCATGGTTATCCATAAAAGCAGATGAAAATAACAAACTATCACTTAGATTAAAAAATGGGTCTATAATCAAAGCAACTTCAGCCTCAAGTGATGCAGGTAGATCCGAAGCAGTATCTTTACTATTAGTTGATGAGGCAGCTTTTATTGATAATATTGGGGAAATTTGGGCATCAGCTCAACAAACACTAGCAACTGGTGGTGGTGCTATTGTATTATCTACACCTTATGGTACTGGAAATTGGTTCCATAAAACTTGGGTTAATGCTGAATCAAATGAAAATCAATTTTTACCTATTAAATTACCTTGGTGGGTTCACCCTGAAAGAAACCAAGAATGGAGAGATGCACAAGATTCATTATTAGGTGATCCTAGATTAGCAGCCCAAGAATGTGATTGTGATTTTAGCACATCAGGTGATATAGTATTTCATTCTGAATGGATTGATTTTTTACAAGAAACTACTATTCAAGACCCAGTAGAACGTAGGGGTGTTGATCAAAATCTATGGGTTTGGGAAAATGCAGATTATTCAAGAGAATATATGGTAGTAGCAGATGTTGCTCGAGGAGATGGTAAAGATTTTTCAGCATGTCATGTAATGGATATAGCAACTAATACTCAAGTAGCTGAATATAAAGGACAAATGCCTCCAAAAGAATTTGGATTCTTTCTTACAGGGTTAGCTACAGAGTATAACAATGCAATGTTAGTAGTAGAAAATGCTAATATTGGATGGGCAACATTAGATGCAATTAGAGAAAGAGGATATAGAAATTTATACCAATCACCAAAATCCGACCAGCGTACAGCAGAATCATATTTAAGAGTATATGAAGGTAACTCAGAAATGGTACCTGGGTTTACTATGTCAATGAGAACAAGACCTCTATGTATTAATAAATTTAGAGAATTTGTTGGTGATAAATCCGTAACTATTCGCTCAAAACGTTTAATAGAAGAAATGAAAGTATTTGTTTGGAGGAATGGAAGACCAGAAGCTCAAACAGGCTACAATGATGACTTGGTTATGTCATTTGGGATAGGTATGTTTCTACGAGATACATCATTGAAATTCCAACAGCAAAGTTTAGATATGGCTAGGGCAGCATTGGGGAATATAAAATCAAATAAATCACCATATAGTGGTGGTTTTTCAGGTAATAAGGGTGTTAGTAATCCATATGGTATGGATGTTGGCGGTAAAAACGAAAGCATTAAATGGCTTTTATAATATATTTATAATAAAATAATAACATGGCAGATACAGGTTTATTTTCAAGATTAAGAAGATTATTCTCTACAGACGTAATTATACGTAATGCTGGAGGTAATCAACTTAAAGTCTTTGATGTTAATAAAATGCAACAATCGGGGGAAATAGAAACAAATTCTCTAGTAGATAGATTTAATAGAATATATTCTAACTCATCAACCTCACTATGGGGTCAACAAGCTGGATATAATTATCAATATTTAAGACCTCAACTTTATGCTGAATATGATTCAATGGATACAGATGCAATTGTAGCATCTGCTTTAGATATCATAGCTGATGAATCTACTCTTAAAAATGAGTATGGAGAGGTGTTAACAATCAAATCCTCAGATGAAGATATTCAAAAAATACTATACAACTTATTTTATGATGTTTTAAACATTGAATTTAACCTTTGGCCTTGGGTTAGAAACCTAGCCAAATATGGTGATTTTTTCTTAAAATTAGAAATAGCAGAAAAGTATGGAGTATATAATGTAATCCCTTATACAGCATTTCACATTGAAAGAATAGAAGGAGGAGATTTAGGCAATACTGAAAATGCTATGGATGTTAAGTTTAGATTTGATCCTGCTGGTATTGCAGCTTCAGATTATGGGTATTATAATGTTCCAAATCAAGAAAACCAACCAAATGCTATTATATTTGATAATTATGAAATGGCTCATTTCCGTTTATTAACAGATATGAATTTTTTACCATATGGTAGAAGTTATATTGAACCAGCTCGTAAATTATTTAAACAATATATTTTAATGGAAGATGCTATGTTAATTCATAGAATTGTCCGCGCCCCAGAAAAACGTATTTTTTATATGAATGTTGGATCTATTCCTCCAAATGAGGTAGATGCATTTATGGAAAAAACTTTAAGTAAACTTAAGCGTACTCCTCATGTAGATGAAAAAACAGGTGAGTATAACTTAAATTATAACATGCAAAACTTATTGGAAGATTTTTATATTCCTTTAAGGGGTAATGATGCGAGTACTAAAATTGAAAGTGCAAATGGTTTACAATGGGATGGTATTCAAGATGTTGAGTATTTAAGAGATAAATTATTTGCTGCTCTTAAAGTACCTAAAGCATTTATGGGTTATGATGAAAATACAGATGGTAAAGCTACATTAGCTGCCCAAGATATTAGATTTGCTCGTACAATTGAAAGAATACAAAGAATAATAATATCAGAATTATATAAAATAGCATTAGTTCATTTATACACTCAAGGTTATAAAGATGAACAATTATCTAATTTTACATTAGATTTAACTACACCTTCAATAATTTATGATCAAGAAAGAGTAGCATTAATGAAGGAAAAGATGGATTTAGCTCAACAAATGACTGAAACTAATTTATTCCCATCTGATTATATTTACGACCATTTATTCCACTTAAGTGAAGACCAATATGATGATTATAGAGATCTAATTAGAGAAGATGCTAAACGTAAATTTAGAATTGACCAAATAGAAGCAGAAGGTAATGACCCAGTTGAAACTGGTCAATCATATGGTACACCTCATGATTTAGCCTCATTATATGGTAAAGGTAGAATGTATTCAGATCCAGGTGGAGTACCAAAACCTGATGAATATGCTAAAGATGAAAAAACAGTTTTAGGAAGACCAAAAGAAAAAGCATCTAAGAGAAATACTCAAGATGATAATTTTGGTAAAGATAGATTAGGAAGAGATGGAATGAAAAATGATTACAATAACCCATCAAAATCAGGTTTAGCTTTAGAAAATAATATCCATATTTCTAAACATCAATCTATGTTAAAATCAATTCCTACTGGGAAAAGATTAGTATTTGAGCAAGATAGCGAAGAAAGTTCGCTTCTTGATGAATCAAATATCAAGGAACAATAATTTTAGTATATTTATAAAAAAATAGGTATTGATGTATATAAAACACTCAAAATTTAAAAATACTGGTATTTTATTCGAAGTAGTAGTAAGAAAAATTACTTCGGAAACCTTATCAGGCAAGGACTCCCCAGCTATTAATATTCTTAAATCTCACTTCGTCAATACTGAATTAGGGAAAGAGTATAAATTGTATGAAACCCTATTTAATTCAAAAGGGTTAAATTCTCTTAAAGCAACTGCTGTATTAGATACAGTTTTAGAGCAATCTAAAAAATTAAACAGAACTGCAATTAGAAAAGAAAAATATAGTTTAATAAAATCATTAAAAGAGCACTATAATGTAGAAGGTTTATTTAAAACCAAACTTAATGATTATAAGGCACAAGCTTCTTTTTATACCTTAATTGAAACTTACAATACTAAAAAATTAATAGACCCTAATCAAATAATTGATAATAAAGTAACATTATTAGAGTACTTAACATCAAAATCAGTAGATAGAGATAATGTAAAAGAAAATGTAATCGAAGAATTTAAATCTCAAGATGCAGACATTCGTACTTTAACATATCATATTATGTTAGAAAACTTTAATAATAAATATTCTTCATTAAACAAAAGACAAAAATATATTCTTAAAGAATTTATTGAATCAGTAGATAATACCCCATCATTAAAAGAATTTTATAATAAAGAAGTTAATTTTATCAAAGAAGAAATTACTAAACAATTAAAAGTTGTTTCAAGTGAAGTGATTAAAATTAAATTAAATGAAGTACATTCATTAATTAAAGAATTAAATAAAAGAACAGTTATTAATAGTAAGCATTTAGTGGATTTGCTGCAATATCATTCATTATTAGAAGAATTAAAAAAATCAAATGGGGCACAAATATAAACTAAAAGAGGTTGAAGTAGGTGATAAAGAAGTTCGTGATGGATTTCTATCTACAGTAACTGATATAGACTCAGAAACTGGTGCTATAACTTGGGATATTCTACAAATACCTAATTTAGATAAGCTATTAGATGAATCAGATGATTTAGTTAAAACAGCTAAAGGAGTTTATGTTAAAGCTAAAGATGATAAAAAATTTCTAGAAATATATGAAGATTCTAGAAAATTAAGAAATACCATACGAACCCACATTAGAAATAACTACCCAGAAGAATATAAAAAATCAAGGGGAGTTAATGAAACTGATTTAGATGAAATGTCTACAACAGGTGGAGGAGCAGGTGCTGCTTCATTTACGGGAGGTACTGGGATGCAATATGCAACCCCTTATGCCTTTAAAAAACCAAAAAAGAAAAAGAAAAAACCCGTACAAGAAGGAATAGGCGCATCATTAGGTCCAGGCCCTAAAGCAAGTGAAAATGGGGTTAAAGATAATGCTTATGTAAAGCAATTTAAATACAAATTAGTTCCAAAAAAAATTAAAGGGTCAGGTTTAGAAGTTAAACAATTATTTGAAGATAGTGATGTTAAGTCATTCCAACAAGAAAGAATATCATCATTCGATGTGATTGAGCAAGAAATGAATGATATTTATAAGATGTTGAGCAATGCTAAAAATGAAACTAATGATTACTACTCAGAAAATCCAGGTTCATTTGAGGTGATTAAACCAACAGATTTAGTTTTAGACTATATAAAAGACATAAAAGACTTATTAAAAGGAAAATAAATGAAAACATTACAAGAACAATACAACCAAATTAAAAAGGGAAAAGGTAGTAAAGAAATTTTCCTTAAAGAAGTTAAATCTAAGTATCCCAATTTAGTACGTAATGCTGCTGGGTTTGGAGAAGCATCTTCTGCTTTAATTAAAAGAAGTATTATATCAGAAAATATTCATGTAGCCACAGGCTCAACTGAAAAACCAGATTGGTTTAAATTATTTGATAAAAATATGAATTTAATATCTGAGGAAGAAGCTAAAGCTATTGAAAAAAAAGTAACTAAAGGAGTAACTGACTTACAAGCCCCTAACAGAGGATATGATTATAAAGATGATAAAGCTCTTGATAATATACCTGGTGAACAATTTCGTCAAGGTTATTATACAGAGTTAACAGATGTAGCTAATGAAGATAAAACTAAACAAGAATTAATTGATTTAGTTATTAAAAATATTAGTAAAAATCCTTTATACTATGTTGAAGAAGCTCAATTTGGAATTAAAGGAATAGGCTACACAGAAGAAGCCCCAGCTTTAGGTAAAGGAAAAATGGTTAAAGACCCTGGTGTAGGTGGAGGTTATGGTGCTGAAACTAAAAAAGACTTCCCAGAAGGTGAAGTAGGTACTGGTTATATAGAAATTAAAGAAAACAAAAACACAACACATATGATATCATTATTAGACTTATACGAAAGCGGTCCTTTAGGAGAAAAAGAATTACCTAAGAAAAAAGCTAAAAAAGTAAAAAAAGAAACAACAGATAGCAAATTAGCTGAAATTGAAAAGAATGGAAGAATTGCTACTCTAGAATTGCAAATAAATGCTTTAGATGAAATAATTGAAGGTAAAAATGGTAGGATTTCTATGGTAACTGAAGATGATAGTTTATCTGAGTTAGTAGATAAGAAGAAAATGAAAGAAATGCAACGCGAAGTAAAACTTTTAGAAAAGAAAAAAGCGGGCATGGAAAAAATGTATGAGAAAATGTGTGGTAAAGCATATAAGAGAGTTGTAGATGAAGGTAGCAATGATAATAGTAACCTAGGCAGTAACGAAGATAGTAATGAAAACTCTAATGAAAACCCAGAGTCATATTCAGGACTAGAAAAATTTAAAGAAGACTAATATGAGTCAATTATTAGTAGAAACCCATGTCTTTAAACCCAATAAGGTAAGACTATCTGAAAACAAATCAGGTAGAGGTCTTCCCTTAGTTGAGGGAATATTAGCTACAGCTGAAGTAAAAAATGGCAATGGTAGATACTATTCAAAAGATTTATGGGATAGAGAAATAGATAAATATATGCCCTTAGTTAAAGAGCATAGAGCAATGGGTGAATTAGACCATCCCGAATCTTCAGTAATTAACTTAAAAAATGTATCCCATAATATCTCTGATATGTGGTGGGATGGAGATAATGTAATGGGTAAAATAGAAATTTTACCAACTCCAGCTGGTAATATTCTTAAAGCACTTATTGAAAGTGGTATTACAGTAGGTGTTTCATCTCGTGGTATGGGCTCATTAGAAGATAAAGGTGGAGTAATGGAAGTACAAGATGATTTTGAATTATTGTGTTGGGATTTTGTATCAACACCTTCCAATCCTGGTTCATATATGCAGTTAGTACAAGAAAGTAAGGAATTTAAATCCCAAGATAAATATAAAACAGTAAATGAAATTTTAGGTGAAATTCTATGTTCACATGGATTTTGCCCAGTTTAATAATTTTACCCCCTGATTTCCTAAAAAGGCGTTTCCACTCTTGGAGCGCCTTTTTGTATTTTTATATCTCCTCATATACGTATAATTGATAATATGCCATTTCTTATATGGCATCAAAAGAATTATTTACAACCCCCATTACGTTTCTTAATAAACGTAGTTTCCCAACAAAAAATTTAGGAAAAAAATGAACAGAAACTTTTTAAACGAAGCAATCGCTGACGCTAAAGCTGTAAAAGAATCAGCAATAGCAAATGCAAAAGTCGCGTTAGAAGAAGCATTCTCTCCACAAGTCCAAGCCATGTTTGCTAGCAAGCTAGAAGAAATGGAAAATGAAGACAATGTGGAAGAATCTTATGATGACGTAGACGAAGCTGAAATTACAGAAAAAAAAGAGTACATGACCAAAAAGGAAAAACGTGAAGGTGATGATCGTAAGTCTGATAACAAGGCTGAGACCAAAACTGAAAAAATGCGTAAAATCAAAGAGGAAAGTGAATTCAATTTAGATGAAATTTTAGCAGAACTAGAAAAAGATGAAAATCTTGAAGAAAATAAACGTACAGATGCTGAAGAAGAAGGCTACTTAGATGGTATGAAAGACGAGAAAGAAGATCTTGATGAAGATGCTCGTACTGATGCTGAAGAAGAAGGCTACTTAGACGGAGAAGAAGACGAAAAAGAAGACATGGAAGATGAGGACATTGACCTCGAAGATATGTCAGAAGATGATCTTAAGAAATTTATCGAAGACGTAATCGAAGATATGGTTGAATCAGGTGAAATTGAAGCTGGTGAATCATTCGAAGAAGACGAAGAAGACGTTGATGTTGACATTGACGTAGAAGACGATGTTGAAGTAGAAGAATTAGAAGAAGGATTACTTAATGAAGAACCTGTTAGTATAGGTCTAGTAGCTGCTGGTGTAGCTTCTTTATTAGGAGGTTCTGCTGCCTTAAGCAAAGCTTTAGAAAAAGCTGAAAAAGGTGATTTAGGTCCTAAAGCTAAGAAATTAGCAGATTTACTTGGTAAAGCAGGATCCTCAGCTTCAGATGTTACTCAACAAAAAGGTGTTAAAGAAGTAGAAGATGTTGATGAAATTAAAGTAGATTTAGATGAAGCAATGTCTACCATTGAAGCATTAAAATCTGAATTAAATGAAATCAATTTATTAAATGCTAAACTACTTTACACAAACAAAGTGTTCCGTGGTAAAAATCTTACTGAAGCACAAAAAGTTAAAGTATTAGGAGCTTTTGATAGAGCTGAAACAGTTAAAGAAGTAAAATTAGTGTTCGAAACACTTAATAGTTCAGTTAAAGCGAAAGCTACAAACAAATCTATTACAGAAGGTGTTAGAGCAAAAGGTAGTGCTTCTAATTTAACAGCAACTCCAAAAGTAACTAAGAAACAACCTATTGTTGAATCAAATGAGATGGTTAACAGGTTCAAGAAATTAGCTGGTCTAATTTAGTAAAAATTAAAAATTAATAATAAAACTTAAATTAAAAAAAAAATGAGTCAATTAAATTCTCTTTTAGAAAGTGCTAATCCTTACAAGTCGCTACAAAGTGATGCGGCTAGATTAGCAAACAAATGGAATAAGACAGGTTTATTAGAAGGTATCGGAAACGAAACTGAAAAAAACAATATGTCTCTTATTCTTGAAAACCAAGCTAAGCAATTAGTTATGGAAGAAAGTAATACAGGAGGTCCACTTCCTGGAGCTGGTACATTTACTCCTGGTACAGGGGCACAATGGGCTGGAGTTGCTTTACCATTAGTAAGAAAAGTATTTGGACAGATAGCAGCGAAAGAATTCGTTTCTGTACAACCAATGAACTTACCTTCTGGTCTAGTATTTTACTTAGATTTCCAATATGGAACTACAAAAGCGCCATTCGCAGCTAACGAGTCACTATATGGTGATACTGATGGAAACCTTCCATTTGGTAACGGTGCTACAGGTGGTCTTTACGGAGCTGGACGTTTCGGATATTCAATCAACAACACACAATCAGCTGCTGAAACAGATGGTACAAACTTTGTAACAGATGCACTTACAGATGTTGATTGGTATGCTGATTTACAAGCTGATTCTTCAGTATCTGCATCTTATGTAGCTGGAGAAATTTCTTTAATTCAAATTGATCTTACAGCACTTCCTAACTATGACACTAGAGGTGTAAAAGGATTTTATTTAGTAGATGGTACAGATACTGCTCCAACAGTAGCTAACCAATTACCACAATTTACAAAAATTGATGGTGCTAAATTAAACTTCTACATAGTTAACACAGGTTTAGCTGATGCTGCAACATTTAATGTAGAGTATTTACTACAAACAAATGATGCTCAAAGAGGTGATTTTGAAGATGGTAACAACAACTTAAATGCTGATAACACACCAATTTCAATTCCAGAAATCAATATTCAAATGCAGTCAGAAGCAATTGTTGCTAAGACTCGTAAATTGAAAGCAGTTTGGACTCCTGAGTTCGCTCAAGATTTAAATGCTTACCATTCTTTGGATGCTGAAGCTGAATTAACTTCAATTATGAGTGAGTATATCTCATTAGAAATTGATTTAGAAATTCTTGATATGTTAATCGAATCTGCATCTGCTGGTACTGAGTACTGGAGTGCACAGAATAACTTAGCATTAAATGCAACAGGAGTTTTAGATAGCGATTTAGGATTCTATAATTCACAAGGACAATGGTTCCAAACTTTAGGAACTAAAATGCAGAAATTGAGTAACATAATTCACCAGAAAACATTAAGAGGTGGAGCTAATTTTATGGTATGTTCTCCAACAGTAGCTACTATTATCGAATCTATCCCAGGATTTGCTAGTACTTCTGATGGTGATGCTGCTAAAATGAGCTACGCATTTGGTGTACAAAAAGCTGGTACTATCAACTCAAGATATACTGTTTATAAGAACCCATACATGACTGAAAATACCATTTTAATGGGCTTTAGAGGTGGACAATTCTTAGAAGCAGGTGCTGTATTTGCTCCATACATTCCATTAATTATGACTCCTCTAGTATACGATCCAGAAACCTTCACACCACGTAAAGGATTACTGACTCGTTACGCTAAGAAAGTAGTGAGACCAGAATTTTATGGTAAGATCTTCGTAGAAGGTTTAAACACTCTATAATCAATAGATTATAATTAATAGTAATTAAAGCCCCGCATTAGCGGGGCTTTTTTTTTAATATGTATAATTGATAAATAAATAGTTTTTAAATGAAAAAAAATATGGCATCTAAACCACACACAGATGAAGTGCACAGAAAACAAAGAATAGTAAAAAATCCAATAAAATTTAAAATAACATTAAACGAAGAACAAAAAGAAGCAAAAGCAAAAATATTACAAAATACGATAGCAATGTTAGCTGGTAAAGCAGGTTCAGGTAAAACCCTTTTAGCAGTACAAGTAGCATTAGATGGTCTTCTTAGAAGACACTATGATAAAATCATAATCACCAGACCTACAGTGTCAAAAGAAGAAATAGGTTTTTTACCTGGTGATTTAAGAGAAAAAATGGATCCTTGGATTCAACCTATTTATCAAAATATGTATGCTCTTTATAATAAAGAAAAAATAGAAAAACTTATTGAAGATGGTAAAATAGAAATAGTTCCATTAGCATTTATGAGAGGTAGAACATTCTTAGATTCATGTATAATTGTAGATGAAGCTCAAAATGTTACCCATGAACAAATGGAAATGATAGCTACCAGAATAGGTTTACGTTCTAAAATGATTGTATGTGGGGATGATCATCAAGTTGATTTAAAATCAAAACGTGAGTCCGGATTTAGGTTTTTATATAAATCAATGCGTACTATTAAAAATGGTATTAGTATAACTTTACTCAAAAACCATAGAGACCCTATTGTTGATGATTTAATTCAAGTATACGAAAAAGCAAGTGCCCAAGGTATAAATTTAGGATCTTCAGGTACTAGTGGTAGAAACAAAAAATAATTTTATATATTAAATAAATTCTTATATATTTATAACAAAATTCAAACATGGCATCTATACTAACTCCATCTTTATTCCAAATTAAAATTAAGGAGGAACACGTAGTTAAAGGTATAAAAACTACAAATGAAACTTTTAACACATTAAGTAATATTACTAATGTAGATAGAAGAATAGTAACTATACCAGCATCTACTTCAATTGATTTAATTAATGTTAATGGGGTAGACCCATCAGCAGGTACTTTTCCTTCAAGTAGTATGAAGTATGCTAGGATTACTAACTTAGATACAGACTCTTCTTTAGCAGTTTCTTTTACTTCATCAAAATCCCCAGATGGGCAAGGTATTGTAGGAAAAAATTTAATTTCATCTTACGTTAGTGGTGGGGTAGGAGGAGTAACAGGATTATATTTAGGAGTTGAAACAACTTCTAGTTTTAATGGCTCAGGCATGACGTTAGATATCGATATATCATCGTCTTTAATTGTGGGAGATAATATTTCCATAGCATCTAATGCTACTAATTGTGCCACTGGTACTTACGTAGTTCCTCTAAGTAGCGGAACAGGAACAGGAGCAATAGCAACTGTAATAGTAACAGGAGCTAACCCTGAAGCGCCAACAGTATCTAGTGCAGTTGTATTAGAAACTGGTAGAGGTTATGTTGTGGGAGATGCATTAACAATAGCACAAGGTGCTTTAGGAACAGGACAATTAGTAAGTGGAGTAGCATTAACAAATAATGGTTTAACACCAACTGTAACTAGTGATATAACAAGGGAAGTAGCAGTTTATACTCCAACAGGTCATGGAGCTACAGTTAGTATAGTATCTTTAGGAGGAGTAATTACTACAGTAACACCTGTTAATATAGGAACCGGATATGAAGAAAATCAAGTTATTACAATTACAGATGCTCAATTAACAAATTTAGGATTTGGAATAGTAAGTTCAGATTACACTACAACTTTACAAGTTAGTGATGTACAAAATTCATCAGTAGTAACTTTAACACCCCTTATATCACAAGATATAACAACCAACATATTTACAGCAACAATAGCTACCCCAGGAAATGGGTATGTAGTAGGTGAAACTTTAACAGTAGGTGGTAGCAGTATAGGAAATGCAACTGATGTTGTATTTGACCTAACATTAAATGATTTTACAGAAAATGGACCAAGAAGTTATTGGACGATGGATTTATTACCTACTTCATCATTAATGTTTTCAAGTCCTCAAGTTACAGGAAGTATGTTCAATGGCTTCTTTAGTCAAGATATAGAATTTATTTCTGTATATGCTGAAACAGAAAGAATGGATGTTGAATATGTAGTTGTTAATTCAGATAACGTATAAATAAAAAAATATGGCAAACGTAGCAATATGGCCCGGATCAAGTTCATTTCAACCAGGAGATACACCTTTTGGGTTTTATGATAATGACCCTGAATTTCAAGAAGATGCAGATAAGTTCGCAACTTTTGCAGCTAGAAGGTTAGGTTATCCAATTGTAGATATTGAATTACAAGATATAAACTTTTATGCTGCTTTTGAAGAAGCAGTAACTATTTATGCTAATGAATTATATGGGTATAAAGTTAGAGATAATTATTTAACACTTGAAGGAGCTGATGCTTCTACTATGGATATTCAAAATACTGTAATTGTACCTAACTTAGGAAGAATTATAGAAATATCTCAACAATATGGAGTTGAAGCTGGAACTGGTGGTAATGTAGATTGGCATAAGGGTTCAGTAGAATTAACAGCATCAATTCAAGATTATGATTTAGAAGCTTGGGCTAAAGCTAATATACCTCATTATAAAAATCATGATATAGAAATCATGAGAGTATTTTATGAAACACCCCCTGCACTTTTAAGATATTTTGATCCATATATTGGTACTGGAACGGGTACTATGAATTTAATGGATACTATGGGTTGGGATGGCTATTCACCAGCAGGTGTAGATTTCTTATTAATGCCTATTAATTATGATTTGCAGGTAATTCAAACCATTGAGTTCAATGACATGATTAGAAGAGCTAATTACTCTTTTGAAATGCATAATAATAAATTAAGAATATTCCCTATACCAGATGGAGCAGTTCCTAAATTATACTTTGAATATCTTCTTAAATCAGAAAGATCATCAGCCTCTTTTGTAGTAGGAGGAAGTAGTACTATTTCAAATATTTATGATGTTCCTTATGAGAACCCAAATTATGATGATATTAATTCTGTTGGTAGAAGTTGGATATTTGAGTATGCTTTGGCTATATGTAAAGAAATGTTAGGATATGTTAGAGGTAAATACCAAGTAGTCCCAATACCAGGAGATAATGTAACATTAAATGCAAATGATTTAATAACAGCAGCTACAGGAGAAAAAGAAAGATTAATTGATAGATTAAGAGCTTATTTAGGAGAAACATCAAGAGAAAAATTATTAGAAAGAAGAGCAGCAGAAAGTAAATTTATACAAGATGAATTAGCTAATGTTCCCTTTCCAATTTACATAGGATAGTATGGCATTATTTGGAGGAGCAAGAGACATAAGTCTATTTAGACATTTGAATAGGGAGTTGATGGCTGACATCATTACCCAACAATGTTCTTTCTATAAATTTAAGTTAGAGGAAACTAAAGTAAACATATATGGAGAAGCAGCTGAGGAAAAATTTTATATGGGTCCTGTTTTACTTAATTGTCTTATAGAAAGAGATAATGAGGACTTCCCAGAAACTGAATTAGGTACAGATTTTAGTTGGGGTGCTACTTTTAAATTTCTCAGAGATGATTTATTAAATAAAAACCCTGATTTTAATGCAGAGTTTGCTCCTACAAACTATCAATATGGAGCTGATTTAGTTCCTGAAGTTGGAGATATTATCTTATATCAAGAAGGATACTATGAAGTAGATGTGGTTAATGCTAATCAGTATTTTATGGGTAAAAACCCAGATTATCCAAATTCACCTCAATTACAAAACCCAGGCTTAGAGGAATTTGGTTCATCTATTTCAATAATTTGTCAAACTCACTATGTACCAGCAGATAAAGTCGGGATTACACAAGAAAGATTATATACTGGAAATAATTCAAACCCATCATTAAATGGCTAATAGAGGAAAAATACCAATACCTAAAACACAAAGAGAAATATTAAATTCTCAAATTGAACCTTATAACCCGCCACCGGGTTCTCCTGGTTTCTCGGAAACAGGTAACCCTAATAATTCTAATGTTGTAAATAGAGGTAATCAAGTATCCTTTAGAGATGATAATACAAAACCCTTTTCATTAGGAATTAAAGATATTGATGAAGCTATAATGTATTATATGGAGGAGGTTATTAAACCTACAGTAATACAAAATGGAACAGTTCAACAAGTACCTTTTATTTATGGTGCTCCTGAAAGGTGGAAACAAATTCAAAAAGATGGATATTATAGGGATAAGAATGGTAAAATAATGTTACCCCTAATTACATTTAAACGAAGTAATATTGAAAAAGTTAGAAATATAGCTAATAAATTAGATGCAAATAATCCCCACAATGTAAGTATTTTTCAAAAACAATATAGTGTTAATAATGCTTATGATAATTTTAATACACTAAATAATAAAATACCCCAAAAAGTTAACTATGCTGTTGTAGTACCCGATTATGTTAATCTAACTTATGATTTTATTGTTGCTACTTATTATATAGAACAATTAAATAAAATAGTAGAAGCTATAAACTATGCATCTGATTCGTATTGGGGTAATCCTGAAAGATACCAATTTAGAGCAAGAATAGACAACTTCGCAACCCCAGTACAAATAGAACAAAAAGGTGAACGATCTGTTAAAGCAACTTTTTCATTAAAACTTTATGGTTATCTAGTACCTGATACAATTAATAAAGAATTAAGTACAATTAGAAAAATGAATACCCCTACCCAAATCAATTTTAACATGGAGACAGTACAAAATATAGAACAATTAAATAATCAATCTCAAAAAGACAATTCTCGTCTTAGCATTCAATCGAATAACAATTATACAAATTTTTCTTCAAAATCTAAGTAATGATAACGATTTTTTATAATATGTATAAATAAAATTAGATGGGATTAATCTTAAGAAATATAAAAGGTTCTGAGTTAACTTGGACAGAAGTAGATGGGAATTTTTCCCAACTATTGTATGATGTCACAATTTCAGGTACCCAACTACAATTTTTTACCAATAATGGAGTAAATGATGTTTTAAAAAGATCATTTGATTTATCCCAAATCCCAGGATTTGCAGGGGTTACTATTTATGATGATGGCACTGAAATTGAAACTGGTGTTACAGAATTAAACTTTTTTGGAGCTGGTATTGCTGGTATAACTACTGACGGTAATAATAAAGTTAATATAGAAATAGAAGGTGGTGGTGGTGGTGATACTTACACATTAGAAGCAGGCCCTAAATCAGGAACAAGTGTTCCTTTAAATTTAGATGCTGCAGCGGGAGCAGATTCTACTGTTAATCTTACAGAAGGAGCAGGTATTACTATTACACAAACATCTGCAGATGAAATAACCATTGAGGCAACTGCAACAGAGCCACTTTTTACAAATGCAACTCCAACACCTTTAAATTTCCCAGGTAATTCCCCATTTGATACTATACCATCTGGTACAACATTTAATGCAAAAACATTTGAACAAATGATGAATTTAATGTTGTATCCAACTTTATACCCTACTTTAACTGCTCCTTCAAATGGTTTTACTGTAACAACAACTCCAAATATAAGTGGTGCTTTTAGAGAAATAGGAACTGTGTATGATATGGTATCCACATTAATTAATTTAAATTCATCATTTAATAGAGGATCCATCAACCCAGATTATGGTACAGATGGGTTTAGAAGTGGTTTACCTAATGGATATGTTTATACTGGACCCAATGCAAATTTTACTATAGTTAGTACATCTTTAACTAATAATATAAATCTCGCGGGTTCATACACAATATTACAAGGTAATAACACATGGACATCAGCAGTTTCTTATGATGCAGGTCAACAACCTCTAGACAGTGTAGGAGATAATTTTGATTCTCCACTTCCAGCAGGTACAACAAGTCCTCCAAAATCAAGATCACTGGTAGGTGTTTACCCAGTATTTGCTACTACTTCTAATATTACTACTTTAACAAAACAAGGACTCCAATCTATGAGTCAGAGAATTCAAGTAGCCATGGTAGCAGAAACAGGAGGAAATAAACAAACAATAGATATACCAGTAGCATGGTCAACAATAACAGGATTACAACAATTTAATACTTTGAGTGGTCAATGGGATACCATTAGTTTATCCTCATTTACAGTTACATCAGTAACTAATACAATTCAAGGCAATATAGTTAATTATAATAGATACACACATAACGGATCCACCATAGGTGGTAGATCGCTAAGATTTTTAGTATAATATGGGAAGAGATAAAGGATTATTACCATTTGCAGGAAATTTCGAACCTGAAAAAGCGGGAGCATTCGATGCACGCGCAAACATACCTACAAAGGCCGATTTAATTGTAGCTTCCAATTGGACTGCTAATGATGGAAATTCTTATGTTTATGAGGGTATGACTGTTACAGTTGCTCAAGATACAACAACCGCAAATAATGGTATTTATGTTTTAGTAGACCCAAGTAATATTACAGCAGTTGATTACTCAGGTTGGATATTTATAGGAGCTGGTGGTGCATCCGGAGGATCAGGTACATCTGGTTCTTCAGGTTCTTCAGGTTCATCAGGTGCTTCAGGCGAATCAGGTGCTTCAGGTACAACAGGTACATCAGGAACCTCAGGTGAATCAGGTTCAAATGGTTCATCAGGTACAAGTGGAGAATCTAATACTTCAGGTTCAGCAGGTACTTCAGGAGAATCAGGAACTTCAGGCCTCGCAGGTACATCAGGCGAATCAGGTTCAAATGGTTCAATAGGTACATCAGGCGAATCAGGTACTTCAGGCGAATCAGGTACATCAGGTATATCAGGTACATCAGGTGAATCAGGAACTTCTGGTTCAGCAGGTACATCAGGCGAATCAGGCACATCAGGCGAATCAGGTACATCAGGCGAATCAGGTTCAAACGGTTCAAGTGGTACATCAGGAGAATTAGGTACATCAGGTACATCAGGTATATCAGGTACATCAGGTACATCAGGTGAATCAGGAACTTCTGGTTCAGCAGGTACTTCAGGTGAAAGTGGAACAACAGGTTCAGCAGGAACTTCAGGAGAATCAGGAACATCAGGCTCAGCAGGAACTTCAGGAGAATCAGGTACAAATGGCTCAAGTGGTACTTCAGGTGAATCAGGAACAAATGGCTCAAGTGGTACATCAGGCGAATCAGGTTCAAATGGTTCAAGCGG